CTACAGAACGAGCCCGGGCATTATTCTCTGCCTGAATTCTCTGCCTGTGCTCCCCGAGGATGTTGTCCATCTTGGCCTGTCGCCGGGCGTTCTCATATCCGAGAGCGCCCTGCAGAGCCATTGACCCGAGGAAGAGTGCCCCTAATGCCATGCTGTTACCTCACGGTCTGGTGATGCGCGTACCGCGCTTGTAGAACAGTCCATCCCACTCCACGTCCGATACGGTGAATGGATACGGGGAATCTGATCGAATGGTGATTCTGCTTCTGTCATTCCGGGCACGTACAGGCACAGGGAACTGTCCAGTGGTAAGAATAAAGTCGCCAATGGTGGCACTCTCCTGTCCCAGAACACGGCCAGCATTTCTCTCTGTGTAGCTGTACTCAGCCGCCACATCTACATCGAAGTCCCCGGAGTCGAGGAAGTTGATATACATGGAGCCGATTGTTAGCTGAGACGTTCCGATTGCTCTATTACCATCGTCCCGTACAAAGGGCTGAGAGGGCGATACAAGGCTTCTGTATTTAACCCCGATATAGACATCACCTCCGTTCATATCTCGTCTCAGAGTGACTGTTGAGCCGTCCCATGAGTCGATAGGGATGCGCATGCCCGGGTATGGGCAGCCTTCGCCCTGAACTGCATCGAGTAAATTGATGTCTTCCGGCAGATGATCGAGCCCTGTAATGGTTGTGTTGATCCCGGTTTCCTTGGTCCTATGGTCCAGCAGAATGTCGCCCTCGAAGAATTCTTGGGTGATGTCTTGGTTGATGTCCATGCCGCAGATATGCAGCTTCATGTTCACTGGGTCGTATGACAGGATAGATAGCCGGTCTTCGATGAACTCAATATGAAATACGTACAGGTCCTCCCTGAACTTCCACTTGCCCCATGCAGACTGCAGGCGCTCTGCGTCTTCCCAGAGATACTCATACAGGTACGCAGTGCTCCCTGACGTTGCCATACACAGCATCTTGTTGATGTTGGTTGAGCTAGTCATCAGGCGGATACGGCCACGGATCAGCTTGTCTACAGCTACCGTGATAGGCCGTGCGTTATTTGAGTTCAGATCACTGTCAGTATAGAACTCACGGACACCTGAGTATACGCCAGCATTAACGGCGAAGAACAGGTTCTGCCCGGAGGCAGCCGGTCGCACCTCAGTCTGCATTACGAACTGAGTTGATTCAGTCATGGTAGCGGTGCGGGGAGTAATTGCAATGTTACCTAGAATAGTGTACTGTGCCTTATCAGCAAACAGCACAAGGTCCCGGTTATGGAGCTGTGCGAATCGCAGAAGGTTAACCTGTACGCCGGCAGAGGACAGCCCTATTGGCGCATCATCCAGCAGAGTCGTTACGGTCTTCTTCCAGAAGTTAAAGAAGTCGCCAGACACGGACATCACTACGCCCTCAGAGTACACGAATACCAGCCGGTTCTGGAACACGGCAAGGTCTACGATTTTCTGGTTGACGAAATCAGGCAGGTCATTTGAGTTCTGGTCACCGACTAGGCGATCAGCCCACTTGTCGATGTCAGTACCATCTACAGTCTCACCGCCAGCACCACCAACAAACGTGAAGGAATCTCCACGGATAAGCATGTGCGGCATGGTTGACTGTGTAAGCTCTGCAGTGCCGTACTGGGCCTCTACCCACGTGCCCTCTTGGAAGTACGATCCAGTGACAGTATCCTCTTCAGCCACATCAAATCGCATGTAGTAGTCGTCTGCGTCATCTGAACCGCCTACGATCTTGTATATCGCATTGGCCTGTTCGTGGAGAGGCAGGTCGTCTATGTTTGCGATCTTCCTGTTGTTGGTTGCAATTATTGCGTCGCCCCCGGTAGTATCAGTCGCTGTAATGCTGTAGCTCGTTACGCCACCGCCCGGGATCAAGACTGCCTCATTCCCATCAACCGTAGTTGAGAAGTTTGCCTCGAAATCTGCGTCAGCTCTAATCGCAGTAATCAGCGCGTTCAGTGTAAAGTTCGCACTTACCTGTGCCTCTGCGTCTGGAGCTACACTCTCCGGGGTTGTTACTGTGGCTGCTGCTGTCTTAGCAACTCCTCCTGCAGTATACCGGATAACGAGCTTATAGTCCCTGCTGTACTGCTCAGCAACGATAGAAATGCGGGACGGGTTAGTGCCACCCCACTCATTAGCCTCATTCAGCGTACCCTGCACCTGCACATTCTTGTTGATGATGAAGGTATAGTCGCCTACTGTAGTAGCCGCCAGAGAGTTCTTTGGGTCAGCTACATTGAGGTAGCTCTGCATTCCTGCGCTGATCTGTGAGGTGTACTCTACACCGTCAGTGCCGTACACGTATACGTCACCATCATTGGGGTACACAACAAGCATGTACTCCTCATTATCTCCTCGGGCATAGAAATGCACAAAGATTTTAGAGGGGTCTACGTTTGGCGCTGTATGAGCCGCCTGAAACAGAGTAGGTGGCCGTCTGTGCAGCATACGTAGCGGGTCAGATGTCATGTTCTCAAGATCATCTACCTGCCCCTGCAGCCTTTCTCTGTCGGGCTGCTGCGACATGCCCTGCAGCAAAGTGCCGAGGGAACCATCTACTCGTTTAGCCATGTCAGCCTCCGGGCCATGTTGGATTGCGGGCACCCATACGGTGCGGGCGGATACCGTACTGCAGGCGCAACGAAGCACCGCTCAGCAATACGTTGTTCCTGCGGTTCCGCTGCTCTGCCTCTTTCAGCATAAGCAGTGCCATCTGGGCATCTCTGCGGAGGTCCTGCACACGCTGAGGGTCACCGTCGAAGTCCGCTTGGAATTTACGTGCAGCCTCGTACTGAATATAGTTAGCTGCTACAAAAGGAAGTTCATCGTAATCGAGATTAACAATCATGTCCACCACGAGGGAGGACTTGAACTTAAATGTGTTGTTCGTGGGATCGTACATTCGTTCTCCACGAGTAGTCAAATACGCGAAAGGATCGTGCGGGCGTACCTCAAGGGCACGGCTCGGGATAACGATCTCTTCCGCCGTGTTCGGTACAAGCGTCACGGTGCTTTCCGTATTGAACCACCAGCTTTTAGACTGGACTTCCAGAGTAGTCTGCCGAAGTCGGCTACGGGCCGCTAGGATGTCTGGGTTCGAGGATGTGATGGAACTCACCGGGGCCTTACCGATTGATCCGCGCATGAGGTTTACTGCCTCAAGTTCAGTGATCTTCATAAATTTTTGCCCCTAAACGAAAAAAAGGGCCTACCCCGGAGGATAGACCCTTGTTGGTCTTACTTGAACGCTACCTTACGCGGCGGCTACAACAACACCGGCATGCTCTGCGCGGTTCGGAGTAACACCGAAGGACAGGTAGGAGTCAATGAACCACTGCAGCTCTGAATCCATGTAGTAGACCTTGGAGGTCAGAGGGATGGTTTCACCAGCCAGCAGCGCCTTCGGCAGCATTACTACAGCCTTGACGCGACCCTGCTCAGCGGTAACGTCATACGCATTACCGTTGCCGGCATTAGACAGGAAGTGACCAGTGATAGCTGCCTTCGGGATGCGGTTGGTCTTGATCAGCGGGAGGCCACAAGACTTCAGAACCATACCGGAAGCGAAGTCACCGTTGCCTACGCTGTATTGGCTGTTGATCAGGCGGTCGTTACGCAGCAGAGTGTAGTACTCAGCCGGACCTACAAGAATCACGCCGCCGTCGAGGTCAACGTCTTTCTCTTCGATGCCTTGGCACACGTCCTCGATAGCCTTCTGCAGCAGATCAGGATCAGACTCGTCACCAGCAACGGCGAGATTAACCTTGGTACCACCAAACCAGCCCGGAGGCAGTGCAGTTTCACCAATGCCGGGGTTCTGCGGATCAGCAGCGGCTACGATGAAGGCAGACTTGATTGCTTGGATGATGAACGCTTCATCGAAGAACTTGCCGAGAGTCTTGCCATGCTCCTTACCCAGCTCAGAACGAACGGAGTAGTGCGCTTGGAAGTCATCGAGCAGGGCCACGTTGTTACGGGCCAGAACGATGGTATCGACCTTAATCTTCACGTTATCGAACTGCGCTACAGAAGCATCAGGACGGACGCCCGGGGTAACCTTCTGCAGAGTAGCTTCACCAACGCGGTCATTGGTTACGGTATCAGTGCCGCGAATCGGCTTGATCATTACATAGGAACGCATGAAGGACTTCTTGGCGAAGGTGCCTTCTACCATGCCGCCGTACTGCTCGACGTGCAGGGGATTGACGGTAGACGCATTGCCTACATCAGCGAGTTGTTGACCCGGACGTGACAGACCGGATGAATCAGTGGGGTAACCCATAGTTGTTCTCCTTAATTTATTATCTTCTTAGTTCAAAAGTGGCGAGAGGTTCCGCCCCTAAACAGTGACACCCGTGGCGGATGCCTTTAAAATGCGCGATACATTACCCTGACTCATGCGAGTAAGCGTTGCGATGTCGCGCTGGAGCAGGCCCTGCTTACGCAGTTCTACTACCTCCCGGCGCACCTTACTAGGAAATTGCGTATTCCAGCAGGCATCGCCGCTAGGCGTCTGCTGCCGGAGGCCGGTCGCTAGGGCGTGACGCATGTTCTCCTTGGCTGTGACCCACTCAAGATTACTGTAGTGGTTGTTCAGCTTGTTCCCGTCTTTGTGGTTTACCTGACCGTGGCCTTTGCAGAACAGCTCAGCCACGAGCCGGTGGACGAGCAGTGTCTCGACAACGCCGTTATGACTCAAGTTTACTTTGGCGTACCCATTAGGCATTACCGAAGGCTTGAGCCACTGCTTGCGCTTACATGACCATACGCGCCCATCCGCCGAAATCAGATAATTCGGATAGCGAGAGTTCATTTTCTCGGATTCCATACGTAACCCTTAATAAATTACAGACCTTGCTGTAGAGCGAACTCTCGACGCTTGTGGAGTACTTGAGCCTCATGGCTATTCTCACCCTTTTCACGGACAACCTGTTCCAGTTGCTCTGCGTACTCACGGCGAGTGATCGGCTCGATGCCCGAAGGCTGAGCCGTTGCGTCACCCTGCAGCAAGGTAGCTGGCTGGGTGAATCCGGGGGATTGTTGATACATACGAGATAGCTCCCTTGATGCGAGTTCAGCCTGTACGCCACCAGATGCAAGCATGTCGTTGTACTGCTCCCATCCTTCTTTCGTCAGGCCAGAGTTACCAGATGCGATCCATTCACAGACCCCATCCCACATTTCCTTGCCGCCAGCAGCCTCATGGACTGCTCGGGCAGTGGCCGCAGCCTCCTGTTCGATCTTCTGGTTCTCGGCCTTAACGCCGGCAATAATACCGTAGGTGGCAGCCCTGCCAATGACAGACTCGATGTAGGCCATGTCGATGTCCGCTTCGTCGCCTGACTCTGCGAACTTGCTGAATGCCTTCTCGAAGTCTACGCCGCCCTCATGCAGAGAGCCGAGCGCCTCATCGATGTACTCATTGCCTGTCGGCTCGAACGGGAGATCATCGTCTTCTTGCTTCTCGTCTTTGTCCGGTTCTTTGTCCGGCTCCTGTGCAGCCTCTTCGTTGACTTCAGGTAGCATCGGCTGTTCTGGTGTCGGCGGTTGCTGCTGCGGTTCT